CAAATTTCTCTCTTCATCAATTTATGTAACCATTATACTTCTTTTGGAAACGTTTGTCAACACTTATTTCGAAAAAAAGTGAATTAAATTGATTCAACTTTAGTTAGGTTTCCAGTAGATTTGAATCTGTTATCCACTCTAATCTTTACTTCGTCGACCCAAGACACAGACTCAATATCATTCTCAGTTCTGTAGTTCATTGCTTCGATCAAAGAGTCAAACTTAATGTTGTTTGCAAGGGCATCATTCTTCATTTCTCTAATAACATATTTTATCATAATCAAATCTCTCTCTTCATTATTTTATGTAACCATTATACTAGTTTTGATAACATGTTGCAAGTAGTAAACGTGACCCAAACAAAAAAAATGGTCACCTAGTCTATTTCTTCGACGGTGATTCGGTACTGTTTACCATTGAAGTCAACAACCTCTAACCGTTTTGCGGTAGATATCATATAACCTTCTTTAGGTTCCAAGTCCATCTTCACGTGACCGACTTGTCGAATGATGCCACCATCATCCTTTCCGTCCGCAACCATTGCGGGTCTAACGATTGTGTGTGCGATGTAATCGCAGTATGCCATAGACATTATGCTGCCTCCTTCATTTTGGCGAAATATTCAACTGACTCTTGATAAGTCATCCAGTCACCCTTACAGGTCTCTACAGAAGTTTGAGTGTCTGAACGGTTACCCTCAAGGTCTTGGGTCCATGAAGAAACCTTTCTCTTGAGAATACCAAACGCAGGCATGTACTCATCAAACTTCATAGAGGATTGTGCGACCCACACACCTTCGGGGGTTCTCTCCATGTAGATCGGGGTTTCCCAATCTTCACAGTAGTTTGACGCATCGAAATCGATAGCATCGACTAGGTCTTGACTAATGATGTACTCCGCAGAGTACTCATCGCTCTGGTTGATGAGTGTGGACAACTCACTCCAGTAGGCATCATCTTGTGCCTCTGCAAGAGTGCAGTCGACGAAGTAGGTGCTACCACCCTTAGACTTCCAGTACTGAGGACATTCCCCTGTACCGTCCCAATCGTGGGCACCATAGTTTTCACGGAACTGAGTCTGGACAACAATTTTCATTACACGAACTCCTGATATTCATCGTAGGTTAGGTACATATCGGTAGTGGGGTTGAGGTAAGCACCCTCACGTACATCATAGTATAGAACTTGGTTACCATCATAGAAGAATGGTCCTTCAAGACCATCACGCTCTTGATACTTCTCACGGGTTTCTTGTGAAACGTTCAAAATTCTGTAACCCATAAAAACCTCTCTCATCAATTTATGTACCCATTATACTTATTTTGGAAACAACTGTCAACACTTTTTTTAGACTTTTTTGCTATATGACCTAAGTTTTTATGAAAAATTGTTCTAAGAAAAGTATTGACTTTGTTTTGAAAATAAGAGATAATAGTACCCTATTGAGATGAGAGAGAAAGTTATGCAATTACCTATGTCCTATATCAAAGATGCTTATGTTCGTTGGAACAACACCAACGAAATCACTCAAGAGTGGTGTTCTACTCTTCCTAACTTTGTAAATGCCCTGCGCAAGTATTATCAGAACGATTCGACTGTCGTCCTGTATGCAGACGTTCATAAGTTCTGGCACAACCCAGACCTTGATATCAACCTGAGATAAGGAATAAATTATGTTAGTTACAGTTATCCACACCGCGTTTGAAGATTCGCCCCGAACTGTTGCCTTTGTTGCCGTCGGTAATCGTACTGGTGATGAAGCCCTTGAGTATGCATATCACCGCACCCAGAACCTTGGTGGTTCATGGAGTCGTGATGACATCGAAAACAATCCGGACTATTCAGAAGATGTGACTGTGATGGCAGACCTTCCGGTTCATGAAGGTGTGACATACGGTTTACGGTCTACCTCGATGGGTGACCAGATGCTTCTTGGTAATGAGAAGTACAAAGTTGCAATGTGCGGTTTCGATCGCATCTAATCTTTGGGTAGATGCTTCGCGTGGATTTTGCATCCAATGAACGCGTTGTAGAAATCATCCCTGAGTAGAACGTCGTACTCGAACTGTAGTTTTGCTTCGTAGTACGAACACTCCCCTTTGGTGCGGCAGAGTTTCAGAATCTCTCTCCTGAAATTCTCTGCACCTTTCTCTTCAACTAGGGATTTTACTTCCTGACTTGAACCAAAATATTTCTTCCAGTCCGATATAGCACGAGTCTTTACTTTGCGCTTTCGCGTCTTGGTTACTGGTAGGGTCTTTGGTTTCCAGAAGAACTTCTTACCGATATACTTCTTACCAGTAGTCAACTCTGTGATGATGTAGACGAACCCTTGATAGTCTTCTAAAAAGGATTCTTCGGGATCGAACAATGTGTCTTCAAATAACCATTCCATGCACCTACTTATAGGTCATGTAAGTCCGTATGAAATATGGTTCTCCCTGAGAGACAGTCTTGGACCATTCCTCTGCGGCATCATCATCCGCTTGGTCACTGACATATTTGTAACAATGAAACTCTACCCCCGCATCCTGACATACCTTTGCAATGGCATATGCTTCCATCTCTACTAGGTCAGCAGGAATCTCAAGGTCTGGGTCTGCAACAAAGTTGTCCCCCGTACTACAAACCTTTCCGGTTTCCCATTCAATATCATGAACGTGACCTAAGATGACTCCGTCCTCGAATGGTGTTTGGCCAGGACTGTATCCTAGACCCGCACATGACATATCGCGTTGCACGAACTTGTCTACTCTATGCAGACCACCGTCTACTGTGATACCACCGGCAGTACCGAAGTTGAACACCCTCTCTGGTTTGTATCGTTCGATTAGTTTTGCAGCAGTCATCGCTGCATTGACTTTACCGACCCCAGTGAAGAATACGTTGTTCCACTGAGACATTTTTGGTGCTTCTAGTTCTAGGGCAATTAATATAATACTATTCATAAGTTACTACACTAAAAGTGTCCATATCAAGTGAGGCGGTACCACCAAGGAATGCGAGGTCGATGACACATGCATAGGACATGTCGACGACTTCGAATGTACGTAAAAGGTCGACGATAGCAAGTGCGGTACCACCTGTTGCACTCACATCGTCGATAATGCAAACATTGCTGTTTACGTTGAGCGGAGCATCCGCTTTTATTTCTAGGACCCCAGAAGAATACTCGTAATCGTAAGATTGAGATCGTACTGGGGGTGGAAGTTTGCCTGGCTTCCTGACCATATGAAGTGGGAGTCCCAGTTCACGAGCAACTGGTGATGCCCATAGGAACCCTCGTGCATCTGGTGCAACGATGTCAGTAATAACATTACTTGCACAGTACTGTAAGATGCGTTCGACGCTGTAGTCGAATGCTTTTGGGGTTTCCAGTATACTGGTCACATCTTTGTACATGACTCCCTCAACTGGGAAGTCTGGTACGGATCGTATTACCTGTTTTAAATTCATATCACCATTCGTCCGATTCTTCGGCTTCTGCGTCTGCCCCACACATGGGACAATAACACGGCACTTCGTCTTCATATAAACTCGCATATTTTATACGAAGTACCGTGGTCATATCGCATACCGGACATTCGATGATGTACTCATTATCCATTATGCTACCTCTAGTTCTATCTCATCCCATCCGTAGTCTTCACCTTCCATGCCGACCACTGAGTATTCGGTCACACGTTTCTCAAAGAAGTTGTCGTGTGATGCTCCGTTAAGAACCCAGTCCAACCACGGTAGTGGATTTTTCTTTTGTTTGAACAATGGTTTCAAACCCAACTGAAGTAGACGACGGTCAGCAATGTGACGTATGTAGTCGCGGACTTCTTTCTTAGTTAGACCCTGAACATTGTTACCTTTGAATGCAAGTTGAATGAACTTGTCTTCTAGTGCGACAGCATTCTCTGCCATCTGGTAGATTTTAGACTTCAGTTCGTCGTTGACAATCCGTGGGTGTTCGTCTGTGAACTCACGGAACAACTTTGCATTACCCTGTACGTGGATGGTTTCATCTCGGATAGACCATTCAACGATTGTTGCCATACCTTTCATCTTTCCAAAACGTTGGAAGTTCAGGAGCATGACGAACGATGCGAATACTGACATACCTTCGTTGAACACAGACTGTGCCAACGCAAGTGCAAGACCCATATGACTAGAGATGTTCCCATCTTTCATAAAATCAATCTTGTCTGCCATTTCCGAGTACTCTAAGAACGCATGATAATCTTCGTCTGGTAGACCCAGAGTATCGTTCAATAGAGCATATGCACGTTGGTGTACCCCCTCACGGTTTGCAAACGAGGACAACATGTTACGCACCTCGTTGTTCTTGAACTTCGGTATTAGAAGTTCGTGGTAGTTCTCGCCTACCTGTACGTCTGACTGCGTGAACAATCGTAGTACATGTGTGATGAATACTTTCTCATCTTCGGTCAGTTTGGTTTTCCAATCCTGTACGTCTTCAGACAATTCTGCTTCATCTTCAATCCAATGGATTTCTTCGTGTTTCTTTGTTAGTTCAACCGCCCAAGGATATAGGAACGGTTTGTATGTTTCTGAAAATTTAAGTAACGACATAATAGACCTTTATTATAAGTTGTATGTAAGGCGTTTGCCCTTATCCTTCACAAGCTCGACATTCGTCTCCATCATCCACGGCTAATGTGATATCCGTTTTCAATTGGAGCATAAGGTCTTCATAACCACCAATGTATCTTCCTTCTATGTAAATCTGCGGAACTGTTGTAACATCCTTGCGACCAGTGACCTCTGCGGCGGTCTTTTTGATAACCTCAAGGTCTACGTAGTCGAAATCGACTCCCTGTAACTGCAACTCTTCGATGGCCTTGGTACACCACGGGCAGTTAGATTTGCCATAGATTATCGTCCGGTTGTCATCCTCCAATGCAACACGTTCGACTTTGTCTGATACCGTCTCCGCACGAGACGCTGCCTCTGTGCGTAAATAGTATAGACCTTTCAACCCTTTTCTCCACGCGTTGAAATGCACCTTATTGACGTATCGCTTAGGTGTGCCGGATGGGAAAAATAGGTTGACAGACTGACCCTGACAAATAAATGGTTGTCGGTCAGCAGCGTGGGTCACCACCCAATTCTGGTCTAGTTCTTGCGCAGTCTTGTAGATTGCCTTCTCACCTTCGTTAAGAAACGGTAGATGTTGCACCGACCCTTTCTTGGTGATAATGCTGGACCACGTAGATTCGTTATCGTGACCCTTCTCTTTTAGGAGTCGGGTCAGATAAACGTTTTTCACTAGGAAAGAACCTGCGCGAGTTCTATGCGTATAAGCACATGCCTTCAGTGGTTCAATCGATGGTGACGTTGATAAAATGACTCCCGACGACGCGTTTGGTGCTATTGCTATTAGATGCGCATTACGCATTCCTGAACCTAAACCGTCTGAGTATTCACCTCGCTCTTTCGCAAGGAGCCGTGACTCTTCTGTTGCTTGTTTGTTGATATTCTGAAAGACAACTTTATTTATCTCTCGTGCTTTATCAGACTCCCAAGCGACAGAGTGTTTCTGTAA